TGCAAGTTATTGACAAACTTTTCAAAGAACTCATTTTATTTACTGCCAGAGCCGCTTAGGCTTGGCGAATTTTTAACGAACTATTGTAAAAGAGAATATCTATGGATGAAAATTTAAAAAAATTTATAGATCAATCCATTAAAAGTCTGGAATTTATAAAAAATCATGGAGCAAAAGAATATAGTTATGATTTTGATTGTTCTGAATTAGATAATCAGTATCTGACTGTAGACATCACCAAGTCAGAAGCGTACAAGAAAAAATTTGATTCTCTAAAGGAGATTAAAGGACCTGCTGTTTATTGGTTTGAAATAACTTCTAATACTAACCAGTCAGACCTTGTCAATGCACTGGAGGACTATTCTAGAAAAGATAACCATAGGGCTGTTCCGGTTATAAAAAAAACATATTGTGCTACAAGCAATTATTTATATGTCGGAAAGGTCAAAAAGAATTTCTATAGCAGGATTGTTCAACATTTAGGGTACTTTAAAACAGCTGCTACTCAGGGATTACAACTTTGTCATTGGGGGAATAATTTATCACTTAAATTAAAACTTCATGTAATTGAATTCAATCGTGATATGGAAGATATGATGCCTGCAATAGAGCAGCATTTTGCTCAAGTTTTAAAGCCATTGGTAGGCAAACATATATAACATAAATAAATTTAAACAGCTTAGGATAGATAATAAATAATTGTTTCTTTATTTACAGAAAATTTTATTATGATAAAAGACGAATATACAATTGAGAATGATTATCCTTTAATGGAATCTATAAATCATTATGCAAAGATTTCAAATAATGACGATTATAGATATAAGTTTATAGAAATCATGAAACGAATAGAAGCGGAAGATGTTGTTTTTCTTTCGGATTTATTGTTATTGGAAACAGAATTCAAATGCCCTATTAGAGTACAACTAGTGAAAGGTTCCGTTTTTTATTTAAGAGAACAGATAAGTCGGATTTCGGAAGTAAACCGCTTTTTAGGAAGAAGAATTGGAAAAAATAGAGACAGGAAGTTGGATTTTAATCATCTCCGAAATGCCATTAATGCAACTTGGTAAGATAAAAAACTAAGGCAGCCGAATAAGCTGCCTTTGACTTTTTGAACAAATTATATATTCAACTGGAGAAAGAATAGAATTTTGCGTATTTTTGCCCTGTGATTTTGGAGTAGAGCTAATCTCATAATAAAAGTTTGGGAGGGGTGTCGTAATGCACGATGCCCCTCCTTTTTTGTAATACGTAATAATGTGACAACAAATATTTTTAGAAATAGGCAAATCCATTAGTATTTTGTTCAATAAAATGTGAAGTAGATTGTCAAAAACGAAACTAATCTGAACCGTTCCGGCTTGTGATAAGTAGGGACGGTTTTATTGTAGAATCGAATAAAAACCTTATCTTTGCATTGCGTTACATTTTGAAGTGATCGAGGCGTTGTCTCGTATTGAGCTACAGACGATTATTATTGCCTGTAGCTTCTTCATATACGGTTCTGACCCCCGTGTGGAATATTAATGTATCCACTGTTTCGATCACGGAATGTAACGCAACGGGAAAGCGGAACCGTTTTCTTTTTCTGCTGCTAACGCAATTCTCATATGTCAAAATTCCCCCCCCCCAACCACTTATCAGCTATCCAAAAAGTTTATAGGCTATGGACACTATGAACTTACAATTTCTTCCTCTGAGGGCACAAAAACGATTGTCACAGGGAGTATGGACTTGATAGAACGGCTAAACTCAGAGATAGACAAAGAAAAAGAGGAAGCGACTACCGAAGCAATCGCTCTAGTTCTTAAATCCTCACTTTAGATTATCTAAAATCTTTCTTATGGCTTCATCAGCATGTTTTCTCATAATTCTGACATAATTAAAGATCGGTCTGTTGGATTTCATGCTTTGGCCTATACAATACTCCAAAGTTTCCAATGGTATGCCCAGCTCAAAACCATGTTGGACAAAGGATTTACGAGCTGAATAATATACGACATGCGATTCTATCTCCAGCCTCTCCCCTAGCCTTATAATTTCTTTTGTTACATAGTTACGAAAATTAGGATAAGAGTATTTATAACCAAAATCAAGCTTTCCATTACGCCCCATCCATCTTTTGATAATCGGTTTTGCTTCCTCAGGAATAGTGAAGCTGATCTTCATATCACCTTTCTTTGTGTTTTTTGATTTTTCACGTACATATTCCATAATTTTCGCATCTTTGAAATTGTATTGCATCAAGTCCATCAGATTGATACCTCCTAGATAATACGAAAGCATGAACACATCCCTGGCAACACGCTGAGACTTCTCTTTTATCTCCGCATCCCTTATCTTCTTTACGTCAGCTACCGAGATATCACGCTCTTTAGGCATTCCTGCCGGTCTTTCATAATATTCAAAAGGATGCGTGTCATATGATACTTTTTTATCCCTTATTGCTTGATTGATTATTGCCTTCAAATGTGCCATGTGCATACCACAAGTAACAGGAGCCAGCCTTCGGACATTCTTTAGATAAATGTCAAAGTCCTTTATGGTCCGGGGAGTAATTCCATCAAGCATTATATCATATTTGACAAACTCAATGAAGTAATCACTCGCCCTTTGATATAAGGAAGCAGTGGTCCTTCTCCCCTCTTTAATCAAATTCTGCATATAGTCAGCCGAAGCAACACTATAAGAGATAGCTCCCTGCTTTACCGAGGACAAGTATTCGACAAGTTGGGTACAAGTATAGGATGATGTATTTATCTTATCCAGGGCATCCTGATATGAATTAAGTATTCCACGTAATTTAGCATTGACATGTGCGGCATCAGGAACACCTACCACCTGCCCTCCTTTAAAATTAGCAGTATTATCTATTTCAAATCGGGTAACGATGTATCTTGTTTCCTGTTTATGACCAATTGCGATACGAATTCTGTGTTTGCCGTTTTTCAGCACCTTGGCCGGAACAACGGCGGCTTTAAGAGTTGTCATAATTGTTCTGGATTCGTTTTAGACAAGTTCTTTTTGCCAAAAGTGGCACAAACTGTCTTTTTTTTATCCAAAAACGAAAGCTGGAGAAGCTTAAGAAAACACAAACCCCTCTGAAACAGAGAGGTTTGTAATGTGGAGCATGCGAGACTCGAACTCGCCACCTTTAGACTGCCAGTCTAACGCTCTAGCCAGATGAGCTAATACCCCGAGAAATAATAACGATGCAAAGATACATAGAAAATCAATAATACAAAGCTTTTGGGAAAGTTTTTTTCTCATGTAAACAAAATTTTTATTTGTCACTTTTGCGCCAAAGAGTTACTTTTGCGTGAAATTGTTTCAACATAGTTTCAACATACATACACGATTATGGCAACATTCAAATATGAAATATTTAAAGATAGGAAAAGAATAGATGGCACTTACAACGTTAAGATAAGAGTCACACACAATAGGAAGCTTAAAAGGATTCCCACTTCCATATATGTTACGAAAGAAGATATAACCAAGGGTTTTAAAATCAAAAATCAGTCCATCTTAGATGAATTAAATAACATCATATCCATATATCGGAGCAAGTGCAACCTGTTGTCATTGCTCATAAACGATATGGATATAACAGAACTTGTGGAGCATATAACCAAAACTGATGAATCATCTCTAAAAATAGACTTCATTTCCTACGCCCGCAAATGGATAGATGAGAACAGAGAGAAGCATGGAATCAATGTGTATTCCTGCATGGTAAACTCTTTAACAAAATTCCTGGGACGGGAGAAATTGGATTTTAAGGAGATAAATTACAAATTCTTGAAATCGTATGAAGAACATCTCGGTCAAAGACGTGCACTCTCTTTATATATGGGAGCAATCAGGCATTTGCATAACGAAGCTAAAAAAGAATATAATGATGAAGAAGCAGGGGACATAAAGATACCATGGTCTCCATTTACCAAGTATTCTATACCTAATATAATATGTACCCGCGAAAGAGCTTTGGACGCAGATACTATCAGAGCCATATACAACCTGCCATATATACTCACTAAAGATAAAAAGGAGAAGGATTGCAGATTTAATTTTGCAAAGGATATGTTTATATTATCCTTTTGCTTGATGGGTATGAACTCGGCAGATTTGTTTCTTTGTGACACTATAAGCGAAAGCAAGGGAACGCTTACAATCACATACAACAGGGCAAAAACTGCAACAAGAAGGACTGATAAAGCAAAAATAAGCGTTAACATTCATCCCTTCATATTGCCCATATACGAAAAGTATAAGGACGTATCCGAAGAAAGAGTTTTTAGGTTATATAAAAAGTATTCCACTTATGGCAGACTCAATGTTGCCATAAATGTAGGTTTGAAACAGATAGGGAAAGTTCTTGGCATTGAAGATTTGGAATTTTACGCAGCCCGGCATTCTTTCGCTTCCATCGCACGAAACGATTTAAAAGTGGACAAAGGTACAGTAGGAGAAGCACTAAATCATGTAGATAAAGAGAACAGAATGACAGATCTATACATAAAAAAAGATTTTTCCGTAATTAATGATGTTAACAGTAGGGTTATTGATTATGTTTTTAACCCCGATATGATGAAAGGGTAAATGTAAGGCAGCTTATTGGACCGCCTTTTCAAGGTTCTCTCTGATTTGTTGGAGCATTCGGAAAGCTCCGGCCATCTTATAGTTGCCCAGACATTGCTTAGCCTGCATGATACAACTTTCAACAGTAAGTTTCAAATCCGGGGTAAAAGCCGCTTTGTTAATCTGCATTTCTTTTGGAAGTTCATCAGCATGGTTATTGAACCATACGATCATTTCATTCAATTCCTCTTCGGAATAAGATTCTTTTTCAGCCATGATACATAAATTGATGTTAATAGTGTGCAAAGATAAAGGAACATATAATTCATGGGTTATCTTTTAACAGAAATATTATCAAAATAAAACCGTCCCTACTTATCACAAGCTGGAACGGTTCAGATTAGTTTCGTTTTTGACAATCTACTTTATTTTTCAAGAACAAAACAATGACGAATTTGTTCAAAGGGATTTGCCTATTTCTAAAAATATTTGTTGTCACATTATTACGTATTACAAAAAAGGAGGGCATCGTGCATCACGAGCCCCCCAGTCCAATTTATAAATTTAAAGTCTTATGATGAAGATTGTCTGTTGCGCCAATGCTTTACTATCAGTATAACGACAATCAAAACGGTTACACAAACACAGACAAAACCGATTTGTTTAGGCAGCGTGGATTCTTTTTTATCCTTTACCTCTTCAGTCTTGGTTTCCTCATGTTTGATGGAAGTGGCTTCCTTATCAGCTTTGACATTTGTAGTATCGGTTACCACCGTCTGTTTATCCTCCTTCTTGTTGAAATTACCTTCCACATGACCGTCAACAAGTAACGGAGGTTTCCCGGTCAGACTATCGGGCGGTTTTCGGGTATCATAGATACGGAAATCAATTACATAGCTGCCATTAGTGGTAATCAGTTCACTCAAAGAGGTGGTTGATCCATGTACGATGTTGACCGATTCGCTGGCACTGTCCTTCCTGATTACTTCCGTGTCGGACTTGACAGCCTTATGCGAGCTGCCACAGGCAAACAGCAGGAACAGACACATGAAGGGAGCCAGCAATATATTCCGGCTTACCCAGTTCATAACCTTATTATATAACCACATCATAAAATCTGCATGATGATTGAAGCGGACACAGCGACAGTAATTCCAATTCTCCATGCCCATTCAAGGCGAGATTTTTTAACCGCTTCACTCGTGATAATGAGTCTGCTACGCAAGTTGTCAGTATCTTTCACAAAAAATCCTGGTTCTTTTTCCATAGTGGTAGTTATTAGAGTTTCAAAACTTGTTTCCTGTTATCCCCATCAGCCCGAAAACTGACGTGCACCCAAGCGAAGTTAGACTCGTCAATCAACTGGTCATAGGGCAGGTTCTTGCGGATATATTCAAATAACAGCTTGTTTTGCTGACGGTCTCCTGTATCGATGTCGGCTGCTTCCCCCTTCATGTGTTGCGAGGTCTTACTTCCCCTAACGGCCGCATTAAGTTCCGGACAGCGATAACCACTGTTTACTGTTATAGGCTTTCCCCACCATGTGCGTAACGGGTCCAGTACGTTGTCCACCAAGGCAGTCAGAGCAGTCACATGCTCCTGTCTGCATCTGTTATTGATACCCAAGCGGTCAGCAGTTGTTGACTTGCAGAGTTCCGCAATCGTAAAAAACTTCATTTCTTTTCCTCCTTATCTTTAATTAATGTAGCCCTGCGTGGTGGAATACGACGGCCGCATTCGCTGTCGGGCCTGTCACAACGGTTATGTTCGGCATCTTTCAATTGCAGTTCCAGCTCGTGGCACTTATGAATCCATGCCAGCTTATCAGACTGTTCATTACGAAGCTCAACGTATAACGCATCAATCTTGGCGTCACGCTGGGCGATACGTTCTTCCAGCCAGTCAACCTGCTTGCGCTCGTTCTCATCCTCCATTGAATCGGCGGACGCATCCTCTTTCCGTGCGTTAGTCTTGCGGTTCACCCAGAACGTGACACCCCAACGGACAGCCTCCAATCCTCCGAAAGCCCCGATTATAGCCAACCAGTCGTTTAATTCCATTCTGTCTATTGTTTATCTGATTATAATACTACTTCAAAGATATGTCTATTTACTTGCGTCATTGTTGCAGAATTACTTAAATCCATTGCCACGATATGACAATAAAAAAAGAGCCCGATGACAATATTTATTGCCATCAAGCTCCTGGTTACACTGCAAAGATAGTGAAAACTATTCCATATTCAATCCATATTGAAAAAAATAATCAGGAGCAATATTTCGATTATCCGAAGAATTTAAAGAGTCACAATATTAATAGAAAACAAATAGGATTCATGAAATCTACCGGTTGTCTATAAAATCAGATGTTCTCAAGCCTTTATCGGGAAACATCTTTACTTTTTTCCTTTTCCTTTGAACATTTTTCAAGTCACGCACAATGGTGCTGGAAAGTACCTCCGAATAAATCTGTGTGGTCTTTACGGAAGTATGTCCGAGCAGCTTCTGGACTGTTGTAATCGCAACTCCCTGATGAACCAGCAGGGTGGCACAGGTATGACGGCTCACATGGTAGGTTATCCGCTTTTTGATACCACATAACTCGGCCAGCTTTCGAAGCTGCTTATTCACTTCCGAGTTACAAGGCAAAGCGGCAAAACTTCCGATATCCGGATAGCGGTCAAGAATGCCCAATGCCCTGCTTTCAAACAGCAGATGTAACGGCAGACGGATTTCCACCCCTGTCTTGACGGATTTGAAGTACAGCCACCGCTTGCCGTTTATCCTAATGAAATTCTCAGGTGTGAGCTGGCAGAAGTCAGAATAGCGCAATCCGGTATAACAGCAGAACAGGAAGGCATCGAGCACATGGCGCATGGATTCCTCTTCCACCTCGACCGTTTCCAGCTTCTTCAGCTCGTCCGGGGTAAGAAACTCATGTCTGCCTTTCTCCTGTTTGATTTTGTACTTTCTGAACGGATAAGCATCCGCGTGCATATATCCCTGGTTGATTGCCTCATTGACCAAGGTACGGAGCTGTCTCATGTGCTTGGCTATCGTATTGACCGCATTGCCCTTTTCTCTCAAGTATTGCTCAAAATCACGAAGGAATGTATAGGTAAGATCCTTGAAGTCCAATCCGGAACGGAAATCATGCAGGACCGCCAGTGTCGAGTGCAGGTTGTCCTTGGTGGACTGCTTCTTGTCCGAATTGTCAATGGCTGATTTGGCGAAAGTGGAGAAGCTGATATTCACGGCACTTTTCTTCTTGACAGCATCCTTCAGTAGTGAGAGTGTGGCAGGTATTCCGCGCTTCCAATACCCCAATTCTATGCCTTGCAGATACAGGATGTATTCATAGAGCATTATGTTGAGTTCGTTAGATTGGGGGTGGTTAATGACTTGTGCCCCCTCACGGCTCCAGCATTCCGGTTTGAGGTAAACATTGGTCTTCAAGTAGATTTTCCTTTGGTTCAAATAGGCTTCAACCTGTACAAGAGCCGTGCCTTGCTTATTCAGTTTCTTTTGGCGGTTAAAGACCAACCTGTATCGTATCTTCTCTAGCATATTTTTATTTTAAATTTAGCTATTTCCTCCCAAATAATCAAATTGCAACAGAATAATAACATAAGTTGAGAGCTGGGAGAACTGATTGGGAATACCTATAGTTCTTTCACTTTAGCAAAAGGAGAAGAAACACTAATAGCTAATGGTACTGGTGTTTATTACGTTTCAAATTCCTATCTAGATTCCGTGTCAACTTTAGTCGTAATTGATTACGATAATTCATATGTATTAGGAGGAGTAAATTATAGGATTAAATTTAGAGTACAAGAAAGCCATTTGTACGCAACGGCTTTATCAGGAGAAGAATCTGTCAGAGTAAGGAATATTGCGCACAAGTAAACTATTTTTTACTTCTGGGAGAACTTTTGCCACTTTCGACAAATACTAATAAGGGATTAACAAGGAGAACAGCATATTTTGATTTAATTCAAGGCAAATTATACAAGA